CTGATTTACTAAAGACACAATTAATTTTAAAGAATATAATTACACCTGAAGATTGGACACAATTAAGTGATCATATTCAGTACGATTTCTTATATGATAATCAGTTTGCAGAATTAAAAGAATCAGAATTACTTAACGAAAGACTCGGTACATTAGCAACAATCGAACCATATATTGGAAAGTATTATTCTAATCAATATGTAAGATCAAAAGTTCTTCGTCAGAGTGATACTGAAATGGAAGAAATAGATGAGCAAATTGAACAGGAAATTAAAGATGGAATTATACCAGATCCAAATGCTGTCGATCCAATAACAGGTGAACCACTTGAAGGAGGAATGGGCGACCTTGGAGATGTACCAATGGAACCCGATATAGATGGTGGTGTAACCGACGCTCAATTGCAAAAAGACACTAAAAAGGCCGAGATATAAATAAAATATATAACTATATTAAAATTTCATGGAAAAAATTGTAGACTTGATAGCCACTGACGCTTCTCCTGCAGATACAACAGATCAAATTAAGGATCTTTTGTATACAAAAGCAGCTGCGAAAATTGAAGATCTTCGTAAATCAGTTGCTGATAGTATGTTTGATGAAACTGAAGTAGAGCAAGAAGAGGAACCAAATGGCGAATAGAACTCTAATTTTAGCATCGGAATCTTCTGTTGCTTCTGGTGTAGGAAATAGCACAACCGTAGGTAGTGCAACATGTGTTAGAGTTTTCAATAGCTCTGGATCTGATCTTGTACTTACAGTTACAGATCCAACAGGATTAAACGAATATTCTGGAACAGGATCAATTACATTGCCTGATAATGCAATTGAATATATTGAAAAACAACCATCATATACAATTCATGGATCAGGTGCTTTCAAAGCAACAAAAGTAGGATTTACAAATTAAGAAAATGAAACTAATTACAGAGGAAGTAGCAAAGGTAAAATTCATCACTGAAGGGAAAGGTGCCAAAAAGAAAATGTACATTGAAGGTGTCTTTCTTCAAGGAGAAATCAAAAACCGCAATGGTAGAATGTACCCTGTTAATACTCTCTCTCGTGAAGTAAATCGTTATAACGAATCTTTCATTAAGAAAGGTCGTGCTCTTGGTGAACTTGGTCATCCAGATGGTCCTACAGTTAACCTTGATCGTGTATCTCATAAAATTACACAACTTCGTCAAGAAGGAAATAATTTTATTGGAAAAGCACAACTTCTCGATACACCAATGGGTAAGATTGCAAAATCTCTCATTGATGAAGGAGTTACACTTGGTGTATCTTCTCGTGGAGTTGGTTCACTTAAAACTACATCCGAAGGATATAAAGTTGTAGGTGAAGATTTCATGTTGGCAACTGCTGCAGATATCGTTGCCGATCCTTCTGCTCCTGATGCATTTGTGTCTGGAATTATGGAAGGAAAAGAGTGGGTTTGGGAAGGAGGAATTCTTCGTGAACAGCAAGCAGCACAAACACAAAAACGTATTAATACACTTGTAGATCAAGGTAGATTGGAAGAACACAAACTGAATCTATTCAGTGATTTCTTATCAAATCTATAAGTTCTATAAATAATATCAGATTATACCTAAATATCTAAAATGTCCGTTGGAACAACCTTACAAGAAATGGAAAACATCGAAGAGAACGTGGTAACTAAAGGTGCAAAACCTGCAGATCCCATGCCAAAACTAACAACAGGTGGAACACCACCTAACGTAGAGGATCTTGGTGGTCCTACTCCCGAAAACTATAAAGCTGATGATGATTCAGCAAAGTTAAAAACACCTGGTACAACCCTTAAGCAAGTTAAGGATATTGTAAACAAAGGTGCTAAACCTGCAGAGGGAACTCCAGCAGGAATGAAGGAAGAGGAAGAAGTTGAAGGCGAAGTAGTCGCTGAAGACGAAGTAACAACTGATGAGGTTGTATCCGAAGAAGAGGAAACAGCGGACGAAATTGTTTCTGAAGAAGAAACAACAGAAGAAGAGATTGTCGAAGAAGAGGAAGAGGCAATTGATGTCGAGACAGACATTCAAGCACTTCTTGAAGGTGAAGAACTATCAGAAGACTTCACTAACAAAGCAAGAACAATCTTTGAAGCTGCTATCAGATCTAAAGTTGCTGAAATGAAAGAGCAAGTTAAATCTGAATACGAAGAGAATTTAATTGAGCAAGTACAATCAATTAAAGAAGAATTAACAGATCGTGTTGATTCTTACCTAGAATATGTTGCTGACGAGTGGATTGCTGAAAATCAACTCGCAGTTGAAAAAGGTCTTAAGACCGAAATGACTGAATCATTCTTGACAGGAATGAGAAGTCTATTTGAAGAACATTATGTAACTATCCCTGACGAAAAATATGATGTACTAGAGAATATGGTAGATAAACTTGATGAAATGGAAGGTAAACTCAACGAGCAAATTGATAAAAATGTTGCTCTTAATAAGAGATTAGCCGAGTCAGTTGCCGATGTAATCTTTGCAGAAGTCGCTGAAGGTCTTGCCCTAAGTCAAAAGGACAAGTTCGCCTCTCTTGCCGAAAATGTTGAGTTTGAAAGTGAAACATCCTATCGTGAGAAACTAGCAACATTGAGGAAGTCATACTTCCCAGAAAACGCTGGTGTTCAAAGAGACGAATCAGAGAATCTCTCTGAAGAGACTCAATCCACACAGTATCAAACTACTCCAGTTAGCAATACAATGGAGAGATACCTTCAGACTCTGACAAGAGTTTCTAACAAAAAATGATTTTTATATCATAAATTCAAACTTACTTTTTAAATAAATGCAAGCCCCAATTTCAAACGAGGCTCTGCAAGAGAAGTGGGCACCCCTTCTAGACTATGATGGTCTTGATGCAATCAAAGATCCACATCGTAGAATGGTAACAGCCGTTCTCTTGGAGAACCAAGAACAGGCAATCAGAGAGGAAAAAGAGTTCCTTTATGAACAGCCAACAGTAAATACAAACACAGGTTCAAACGCTGGTTTCAGTGCTAACGCAACTGCAACAGGACCTGTAGCAGGTTTCGACCCTGTATTAATCAGTCTTATTAGACGTTCAATGCCAAACTTGGTCGCTTATGACCTTGCTGGTGTACAACCAATGAATGGTCCTACAGGACTTATCTTTGCAATGAGATCCAGATACACTAATCAGAGTGGAACTGAAGCATTCTTCGACGAAGCAGATACTTCATTCTCTGGTCAGAACGAAGGATTAGATCTAACCAACGGAATGACAGGTCAGTCAGTTGGTTTCGGTACAACTGGTGGAACACAACCTACAAACCCAGGACTTCTTAACCCAGAAGGTTCACAAGGTGGTAGAACATATCCAGTTGGTCAGGGTATGAGAACTGACGATGCTGAAGATCTAGGAACAACTGGTGACAACTTCAACGAGATGGCATTCTCCATCGAGAAGGTAACTGTTACTGCGAAGTCCAGAGCTCTAAAGGCAGAGTACAGTTTAGAACTAGCTCAAGACCTCAAAGCAATCCACGGATTGAATGCTGAAGCAGAACTTGCTAACATTCTTTCAACAGAGATTCTTGCAGAGATCAACAGAGAAGTCATCAGAACAATCTATAAGGTTGCTAAATCTGGTGCACAAGCAAACGTTGCTTCTTTAGGTACATTTGACCTAGACACAGACAGTAACGGTAGATGGTCAGTTGAGAAATTCAAAGGACTGATCTTCCAGATGGAAAGAGATGCCAACGCAATCGCACAGGAAACTCGTAGAGGAAAGGGTAACATGATCCTTTGTTCTGCTGACGTTGCTTCTGCATTAACAATGGCTGGTGTACTTGACTACACTCCTGCTCTTAACGCTAACCTTAACGTAGATGACACAGGTAACACATTTGCTGGTGTTCTACAAGGTAAGTACAGAGTATACATCGATCCTTTCTCTGCTAACGTTGCTGCTTCACAGTACTACGTTATGGGATACAAAGGTTCTTCACCATATGACGCAGGATTATTCTACTGCCCATACGTTCCACTACAGATGGTTCGTGCTGTGGGAGAGAACACATTCCAGCCAAAAATCGGGTTTAAGACTCGTTATGGTGTTGTTGCTAACCCATTCGCTCAAGGAACTACTCAAGGTTCTGGTGCTCTTAACGTTAATGCTAATGCATACTACAGAAGAGTTAGAGTTAACAACCTTATGTAATCGGATATTACATATACTTTCAAGAGACCCCAAAAGGGTCTCTTTTTTTGTCAACATTTCATAACAATAAATATTGTTACAGTAGGTAAAGACCAATGTTACACATCGAGTGGAGGTCGCCAGAAATTCCTGACTACGACCCCGAAATTCACAACCCAGAAAAAGTTTTTGCATTTATGTGCTATCGTGGAGTGCACTATGCGAAGTGGGTCTATCTGGATGTGTTAAATATTAACAAGTGGACGCTTACTAATCCTAGAGAATCAGACTAAATAAAATATGGATGATAAAAAAGCAGCTAAACTTATTATCAAGAGATCTAAAAAACACCCATATCTGTACACACAAGCAGAAGCAACGTACGCTAAAATGATCAAGCGTCGTCTAAAAAAAGAATCAGAGAGTGAAACCAAATGACTTCCGTATTTGCCAGTCAAATTCAAAACCGAAACTTTCTCGCACCAGTAGGTTTTAAATTTACTTTGGCAAAGTTTCCGAAGGTTGACTTTTACTCAAATTCTGCTAGAATACCAGAGATAGTATTAGGTACAGCAATACAAGCATCATATCTAAAAGACTTGGATATACCTGGTGAAAAACTCCAGTATGGTGATTTTAGTCTCCGCTTTCTTGTAGATGAGAATCTTGAGAACTACATGGCAGTACACAACTGGTTGACTGGTCTTGGATTTCCAGAGACACCTCAACAGTTCAAAGACAAAGTTACTGATGTAGAAGGTCAAAGAGATTTCAATGAACAATTCTGTGATGGCACTTTGAGTATTCTAAATTCAAACTTTAGAACTATTGCAAGAGTTAAGTTTAGTGATCTATTTCCAACTTCTATCACATCTTTAGAATTTGATGCTACTGAAAATGATGTCAATTACTTCACAGCAGAAGCATCTTTCAAGTATACTGTATATAACATCGTTGATACAAACGGAAATCGTTTATGAATCTTGATAAAATTCAGGAAATGTGGGAGCGTGATGCTGTCATAAATCCTGATAACTTACATGATGAATCATTAAAAATACCTCAACTTCACTCAAAGTATTACACTGTATACAATACAGTAACTCTGATGAGAGAGAAGGCAAGAGAGCAGTATACCAAGATTAGATTAGAAAGACACAACTACTATACTGGTAAGGCACCAGCAGAAGTTTATGAGGAAGAACCTTTTCCTTATAAGGTTAGAGAAAAAGATGCGATACAAAGGCATATGGATGCCGATGAAAAACTAACCAAGATTGATATGAAGATTCGATATTATGATGTTACATTGAAATTTCTCGAAGAGATAATTAGAAATATATCAGGTCGCACGTATCAAATTAAAAATGCCATCGAATGGCAGAAGTTTCAAGCAGGATTCTAATGATTACCCCAAGAGTAGATTATATAAAAGAACTCGTAAAACCAGAGCATCAATTATTTCATCATCGAATTGACTCGTGTAGTTATAATTTGAATCGACATCAATTATCAGAGATTCTAATTAAAAATATGTTTCATTATGAGGGTATTGGTCTTTCTGCAAATCAAATTGGTATTTGGGAAAGAGCATTCTGTATGATGATTGATGTCAAAACAGAAGAAGTAATTACCTGTTTTAATCCAAGAATCATCAAAACATATGGA